CGAACAAGGCGAATTCTGCCGACTTTGCCCTCTTCACAATCTCGGCAGTCTCTGAGGATACAGGATTCTTTGATGTTGACTGCGCCTATGTCTCGGGGTCGGCAACATCATTCTCCAATGGTGAAAGCGTCATCGTTACCTTTGCTCGAACCGGCGATGTAGGTCCTGTTGGTCCCACCGGACCTACCGGTGCTTCTGGAGCAACAGGTCCCACGGGTGCGGAAGGTCCCACAGGAGCAACTGGGGCGACTGGAGAAACCGGTCCGACCGGACCAATCGGGGCGACGGGAGCAGAAGGACCAACAGGCGCTACTGGACCGACTGGAGAAGCATCTACGGTAACTGGTCCTACGGGACCAACTGGTCCAACTGGCGCAACCGGACCTGCTGGCGAAGGAGGCGGAGTAATAGTAGGCGCGACTGCACCTACGGGGGCAACTGAAGGGGACTTGTGGTTCCATTCAGACGAAGCAATTCTTTACGCCTATTATGATTCATATTGGGTAGATGTCTCTGGTTCGCCCGGTCCTACAGGTCCCGTAGGTCCGACTGGTCCTACCGGTTCAACTGGTGCAACTGGTGCAACTGGTGCAACTGACCCCATAATAAGTTCGATGCTGTACCGATAGAGGAGACAACCATGGCAACAACCCCCAACTTTGCGGCAACCCCACGATTTGGTGGTGCTTCAATTTCATCAGCGGACACCTCACGTACTGCTCCAACAAACGTCGGAACCGTTTTTACGGCGGGGTCATCTGGTAGCCGTATTGATGAAGTAACCATTACCGCTGCCGGAACTTCAACCGCCAACGTAGTCAGGCTTTTCGTCTACACTGGAACAACCTATTATCTGCTAATAGAGGTTTTGATTACCGCCATCACGCCCAGTGCGTCTGTCGATGCGTATACAACTACTTTAAGTTTTAACTCCCTCGTACTGCCTTCGGGGCACTCGTTGCGAGCAACAACCAACAACGCAGAAACTTACCATGTCATGGCGTTTGGTGGAGACTTCTGATTTAGATGAATAAAGGTTCCTTTAGCGGAGTGCGCCGTTCACTGCCGAGTACCTCAGAAGCAGGACTTGGTAGCGATGATGCGGCTTTTTATCCTGCTGAAGGGGACCCACAACGCATTAGGCATTTTATTGGGACTTTTAGACCAGCAGATTCACGATATGTCACCCTAGATAAAGGTGTTCCTAGACGCTTTCTATCCGATGTGAACACGGTATGGGTAACTCGTACTTCTAACTTTGACTCAACATCAATTGGAGACGTAGCCTATGGAAATAATTTATGGGTGGCAGTTGGTGATGCCGGTCAACTCAGAACCTCTACTGACGGTATTACTTGGGTAACGCAAACTTCCAACTTTGGTACAACAACTATCCAATCTGTAGCCTACGGTAATAGCCTTTGGGTGGCAGTTGGTGCTACTGGTCAAATCAGAACATCAACTGATGCCATTACATGGGTTACCAGAACTTCCAACTTTGGTTCAACAGTAATAAACTCCATAGCCTACGGAAATAGTCTATGGGTGGCAGTTGGTAATACCGGTCAACTCAGAACCTCCACTGATGCTGTCACTTGGGTAACTAGAACTTCCAACTTTGGTACAACAATAATAAACTCCATAGCCTACGAAAATAGTCTATGGGTTGCGGCTGGTTATTCTGGTCAACTAAGAACCTCAACTGACGGTATTACTTGGGTAACGCAAACTTCAAACTTTGGTACAACAATAATTCAATCTGTAGAATACGGTAATAGCCTTTGGGTGGCAGTTGGTGCATCTGGTCAACTTAGAACTTCGACTGACGCCATCACTTGGGTAACGCGTACATCAAACTTTGGTGCAACAATAATAACTTCTGTATCCTACGGAAATAGCCTATGGGTAGCAGGTGGTGCTATTGGACAACTCATGACCTCAACTGACGGCATTACATGGGTTACTCGTACATCTAACTTTGGTATAACGGGAATCCAGTCCGTGGTATACGGTAATAACCTTTGGGTGGCAGTTGGTAATGCTGGTCAAATTCGTACTAATAATCCAAATTCATATTTTCGACAGGACAGCCGGATAGCGTCCCCAATTATAGGGTATGTACTCCGATGAATAAAGGGACATATGGGAATCGGACGCCAGATAAATACGAGACTGGTGAGGTTGTCTATTCAGCGTCCTCGCCCGGAGATGATTTTATCAAATTAGATGGACGTTCAATATCAGCATATAACCAAAGGTTACTTGATAAGCGTTTGTTAAAAAATCTAATCACAGACTTATCTAATATTGGTTACTCATCTTGGGCAGAACAAACCTCGAACTTTGGTGCAAGCATGATTTTAAGCGTTTCCTTCGGTAATAACCTTTGGGTAGCGGCTGGTGTCGGTGGGCAAATCAGAACTTCTACCGACACTGTCACTTGGGTGACACGAACTTCTACCTTTGGTCTGTCGACAATACATGAAATAGCCTACGGAAATAATTTATGGGTTGCGGTTGGTAGCAGTGGTCAACTCAGAACCTCTACTGATGCTGTCACTTGGGTGACACAAACTTCCAACTTTGGTAGCATTACTACAATTAATAGTGTTGCTTATGGTAATGGTTTTTGGGTGGCAGTTGGTGACACTGCTCAACTCAGGACTTCCACAGACGCTGTCACATGGGTTACCAGAACTTCAAACTTTGGTGTAACGAACATACTTTCCATAGCCTACGGAAATAACCTGTGGGTGGCAGTTGGTGATGCCGGTCAACTCAGAACCTCTACTGACGGTATTACTTGGGTAACGCAAACTTCCAACTTTGGTACAACAATAATTCGTTCGGTAGCCTACGGAAATAATCTATGGGTGGCAGTTGGTGATGCCGGTCAACTCAGAACCTCAACTGACGGTATTACATGGGTGCCGCAAACCTCGAACTTTATTACGACAGCAATTACCTCAGTGGCCTTTGGAAATAACCTATGGGTAGCGGTTGGTGGTGCTGGTCACACCAGAACCTCTACCGACGCTATTGCTTGGGTAACTAGAACTACTCCTGTCTTATTCTTGCCATTCGCACTCCAATCAGTAGCCTTTGGAAATAACCTGTGGGTGACAGGTGGTCAGACTGCGATAATGGCAAACCTAAACACTAATAATATTACGCTTCCAAACATTCCATATGCATGGGTGAAACTATGAATTATGGCTTTGGTGACCCGCAGAGAGCAAACTCGCCGCGAGAGATTTGCTTTACCAACACTGGGGATAAGAGGGCTAACCCAGATATATATACTAACCAAAGTGCCATTAGTGAGGTAACGCGCACAAGACAACTGGAGAAGAAGTTTTACCCCGATAATGCTAGAAATCACCCAGGGATGCTGTGGGTTACCAGAACTTCCAACTTTGGTACAACAGTAATATACTCAGTAGACTATGGTAATAGTCTCTGGGTAGCGGGTGGTAATGCTGGACAACTCAGAACCTCCACTGACGGTATTACTTGGGTAACGCAAACTTCAAACTTTGGTACAACAACTATTCTCTCCGTGAGATACGCAAACAACCTTTGGGTTGCTGGTGGTCTTGCTGGTCAACTTAGAAGTTCTACTGACGCCATCACTTGGGTAACCAGAACTTCTAACTTTGGTACAACAACTATCCAATCTGTAGCCTACGGAAATAACCTATGGGTAGCAGGTGGTAATACTGGACAAATGAGAACTTCCACTGACGGTATCACTTGGGTAACTCGTACATCTAACTTTGGTATAACAGATATCACATCTGTAGCCTACGGAAATAACCTATGGGTTGCGGCTGGACGTGTTGGTCAACTCAGAACTTCCACTGACGCTGTTACTTGGGTAACTAGAACTTCCAACTTTGGTACAACACAAATATTATCGGTAGTCTATGGAAATAGTTTATGGGTTGCTGTAGGTTTAGGGGGCAATATCAGAACCTCTACTGATGCTGTTACTTGGGTTACTAGAACCTCAAACTTTGGTACAACAGCAATATATTCGGTAGACTATGGAAATAATTTATGGGTGGCAGTTGGTGATGCCGGTCAACTCAGAAGTTCTACTGATGGCATTACATGGGTAACACAAACCTCAAAATTTGGTACAACAAATATAAACTCCATAGCCTATGGAAATAGCCTATGGGTAGCAGGTAGTAATACTGGACAAATTCGGACTAGCGACCCATCAAAAATCGCGGTACCAGAGTTTGACAGTAACTACTTACTTTCGCGGAGTTATTACCTTCTTCGCTCAATTACGCGGTAGTTAAGAGACTTTCCCACTGTTCTATTTTTGCATCCCACGAGTAATGGACATTAAAAAACTCAGATTGCTTCTTTAGATAATCAACCTTTGACCAATAGTTATCAATCTCATTACTCAACGCACTCGCAAATTGTTTAGCCATTTGTTTTTCGTCCACTCTAATTGGAAGTAGTGTTCCAAATTCAGACGCTGTTTCATAGATGGCACCAAGGTTGTGCGACACTATTGAACAACCAGCCGCTCCTGCCTCAATCATTGCAAGGCAACAAGTCTCCTCAAACATGCTCGGGAACGCAAAGATGTGCGACCGCTGGAGCGCCCGAATAACTTCTTCGTTTGAGGCGTAGCCATGGTAATTCACGTTTGGCATGTTTTGTGCGCGGTTGAAGAGGTCCTCATATGTATCGGCGTGTTTCTTATCGTAGTCCGTGCCATAAATGATGGTAGAGGAGTAGACATCAAGTTCAACATCGTCCCTATCAAGCATCTCAAAAGCATCAAGGAGGATGTTCAAGCCCCTAAATGGTGCCGATGTATAAATCAGTCGAATCTTCTCGCCCTTGTCACGGGGGATAAATTCAATTGGCTCTATGGCATTCTTGATAATGAATACATTCTCAGTAGGAATGCTGTAGACATACCTAAACTTTTCATATTGCCAGTGCGATATATACACAAAAGCATCAATACTTCTCAAGAAGTACTTGTTAGTCATGCCCTGAGTTAGTGGCTCATTATAGTTTAGATGTTGCCAAAGTATATTTTTCTTGTCAAGGTTTACAAGGTCTTCAACACATCTTGACAGGATGAGGTTTGCGTTGTAATTGTCAAAGTTAATCCTTTTGCGAAGTCCTTCCTCCAGAATGTCAGAACCGCCACGAGGGGGAAGCCACTCACTTACCTGTTCCAATTGAGCCTCACAGTCTTCTGGTGTCCTACTCGGACTAAAGGGTCAACCCAGATTTCATGACCAAGCCGGTGTGCCTTTTCGCACCATGAAAGGTCCTCGCCCATGAGTGGGAACTTATAGTCAACCTCACCTGTTTTCTCGTCCATGACCTCAACCTCAACTTGAGAGAACCAAGGACGGCTCATACTTTCAAACACACCATTGGCAACACACAAGAAACCGAACCCTACGCCACGAACAGTAAAGGGCTTTTTCATCTTGAGAATGTCGTTCTTATGGAGTGGCGCTCCAAGCGGTACGGGGTAGACAGTTACTTCTTCGGTCTCCATCATGTAACAGCCCGAAATAATTGATTTGTCAGATTGAAGCAATCGGAAGAAATCGTCTGGTTCCCACTCAATATCCGAGTCAATCCAGAAAATCTTGTCATAGGTAAACGCACCATGACCTGGGTTTCTATTGCTGGCGTCGTTATACCCCGTGCCACCTATTGTTTTCTCGCGGGCGTGCGCGACAAGGGATGAATACTCGGTCATATAGTTCCAAGTCAACCCATTGGCAGTCAAGTAATAGGTAGTTTTTAAAAGACTTCTGACATAAGCCGGAACCATGCTGGCGCCGGGGGTGCAAATCACGACATTAAAGTGGGGGCGCTCCATAGCGGTTATACTAGCCAAGAGTTGCGTGGCATCAAGGCACTCTTGGAAAAAAGTAGGATACACGATGAGAGATTTCGACACATTTGAATACGACCAAGATTTCGCTGACTCAATGCTTCAGCAGTTCAATCAGGCGTACTCCGACAAGGGTTCGTTTCATAATTATCAAATCGTGTATTCGCATCTCCTAAAAGATATGCAAGTTTCAAGGTTTTTGGAAATAGGTTTATTTTTAAATGACCTACCTCATACAGACCTCAACGCTTGGGCGTTTATTTTCCCGGATGCAGAGATTTACGGACTTGACAACAAGAAGGCTCAACTCTTTAACGCAGACCGAATCACAATGCACTTTGCTGACCAGTCCGACCCCGGTTCCTTGGTCGCAGTTTCAAGTCTGTTACCAAGTAATATTGATGTAATACTGGACGATGCCTCGCACATTTACGGGAACACCGTTGCGACATTTGAGGCACTATACCCACTTCTCAGGACTGGCGGGCTGTATCTAATTGAGGATATTTTAGATTCCCGACCGGAAGGCAATGACTGGCAACAAACAGTTGAAGAACTAGAAGCCCATATGCTTTCCAACGGTTTTACCTATGAGATTTATCAGTCTCGTGAACCACAGATGGCTATCAATGAAGAAACTGGCGAACCAATGAATGTTGCGATGCCATCTGATGACTATGTGCTGTGCGTATTTAAATAGCGCTAAGTGAACAGGTCGTTATCAATTCGACGCTGAAGTTGATAGTCTTTGCTTGGCATGTGGCCTATATCCGTGGATTTAATTTGCCAGTACTCGTAGTTGGATTGGTTTGTTTCAGCATTTTTGCGCTCAAAAACTGGATTACTCCGGATTGTTGTTGCGGCGCCATGGCTCCCAATCTCAATATCGCTAAAAATTAGCGATTTAGATAGGTTTAAAGAAGCAAGTCTGGTCTCATAGTCAACATCTTCGTAGTAAGCCGGGTGGAAGTTCTCATCAAACAAGCCAACTTTCTTGACAATGTCACTCCCGAGGGAAAAGCAACCCCAACTCTGAGTTGACTTGATAAGCAAATCCGGTCGTGATATTTCCGCAAAACGCTCAAGTTGCCGTGGCTGGAAAAACACATCGTTTGACGCTACGACCCAGTATGGAGCAAACGGGAAAGACTTAATGCCAAGGTTCCAGGAGCCTGCCACCCCGAGATTGGCGGGCATGTTCAGGACCCACACCTTTTGGTCATATAAACCCTTGGGAATTGAGTAGGAGCCACTGTTGTCAATAATCAATAGGTTTTCCACTTCGCAATCAATAGTTGAGATGCAGTGCTCAAGCAGGTCAAATCGATTGAGGACCGGGATAATGACTGCCGGAATCACTGGTATGACTTCTTTCTCCAAAACTGCGTCTGATATGAGCGCACAATTTTTGACTTCAGCGCAAAGATATTTTTCTTTTGTTGCGCTTCGTCAAATGCAACTTGAGCACTCTTCCAGTCATCTCGCTTAAACGGAATAATCTGGCAGATGGGCGTTCCCTTTTCCAGTATTGTCAAGTCCCTCTTGGTGTCCAGAAGCCTGAAGGGCAACTCAACACCCAAACTATATTTGTCCGTATCTACAACGCCAGACAGCGTAATAAACGGTAGGTCTATATGGTTTAGGGGGTGCGTAAAAAGGCAACTATACCCTTCGGGCGTAATTACCCTCCAGCCCGGCTTCCATTTGAGTATATTTGGACTAGCGCCATGCGGAATCGGTATGCCGGGCGCTTGGTCCTCGCTATGCTGACCAATAAGGTCCACCCCCGTAGCCCAACGCATCCCCACTAAACCACGGTCATTTTTTCGAACTTCAATGTCAAATGGCAGGGTAAACATGTACCCGCAACTTATTGCATCCAGAAATGGCATACACCCTTTTAGTGTAAGGTTACTTGAGCCGACGCCATTATGGGCCAAGCCAGTTTCGGAGTCTCCATCAAGGTGAATATCCATCTGCCTATACCAATCTGGCAGATGCAGTGACGAAGGTGTCGGAATGTCAAATAACAGTTCCGCTTCTGCCGACAACGCTTCAAAGTTCAGAATTTTTCTCATAAACTCAGCCTAACCCTTCTGATGATTTCCGTCAATGGCGCATCTCACATTACTTGTGATGAACTATTGTTGCTGATATGAAGAACCTAGACGAAGTAGATATTTCATTGATTGCCAAGGTGCTTGACTTGGCGTTCTCAATGGTTGCTCCGTATTCATTTGCCAATATCGGGTAAATATGAAAATTGCCGTCTACACCATTACTAAAAACGAGGCTCATTTTATTCCCCGATGGGCTGAGTCTTGTACGGATGCCGACTACCGTCTCGTCGTAGATACTGGGTCAACCGACAACACGATTGATGAGGCAATTAAAGCCGGATGCAATGTTGGCTTCATCACTATTCGCCCATGGCGTTTTGATGACGCCCGCAATGCTTCGTTGGCTCTACTCCCAGACGACATTGACCTCTGTATTGCCCTTGACGCAGACGAGGTGCTGGCGCCGGGCTGGCGACAAGCCCTTGAGCAAGTGCCCTCTCATGTGACTCGTCCTCGGTATAAATATGTGTGGTCGTGGAATCATGATGGTTCAGAAGGACTGACCTATTCCGGCGACAAGATTCATGCCCGCTGGAACTATCGCTGGAAGCACCCAGTCCATGAGGTCATCATCTGTACCGCCGAAGAGGTTCAAGGCTGGTGTGACCTTCAAATTCATCACCACCCAGACCCATCCAAATCACGTTCGCAGTATTTACCTTTGCTTGAACAGGCAGTTCAAGAGGACCCGAATGATGACCGCAATAGGTTTTATTTGGGTCGGGAACTCATGTTCAATGGGCGCAACCCTGAGGCTGAAGTTCATTTGCGCAAGCACCTTGAACTGTCTGGCTGGAAGGCTGAGCGCGCAACTTGCATGCGATACCTCAGCCGAGTGACTGGCGATAGAGAGCATTGGCTTCTACGAGCCTGCGGTGAGGCTCCTAACCGTCGTGAACCGTGGGTTGAACTGGCTCAGTTTTACTATGGCGAGAAGCGTTGGTGGCAGAGTCTTTCGTGTGCTCTACGGGCGTTGGATATTACGGTTAAGCCGTTGGAATATCTCTGCGAGGCAGAGGCATGGGGCGCCCTTCCATACGACCTTGCAACAATCGCGGCATGGAATGTCGGTCTGAAAACAGACGCAATCAAGTACTCGGAAAAGGCGCTGTCTTTTAATCCGTCAGATACTCGTTTGCGCTCGAACCACGCCGTAATGCTCTCATTACTGGGTCAGCGTCAGGTTGATGTAGTCATTCCGACTAAGTCAAATATAAGCGGTTTGACGAAAATCCTTGAGGTGCTCAAGACGGCTAAAGCAATCGGCTCAGTATGCGTCGTGGCAGATGGGGATGAGGCATACAGAAACCTTGAGTCCCTTGTTGACAACAAGAGCATCTATTTGGAGAAGGTGCCGGAGGGTTCTGGAATCCATGCTATGTGGAATCTTGGCATGAGCATCTCGCCCGGGTTCAATCATATTCTTTTCCTCAATGACGATGTTGAGATAAATCTAGATACGGTTGCCCTCCTTTCGTCCCAACTTGACGCCGATGACTCAATCGGACTCATCTGCCCAAACTATGACGGTCGCCAGATTGTTCTACCTGCCGTAGAAGCCAATGGAACCTGTCGTGGTCGATACGATGGCTCTGGCGGTATTGCTGGATTCTGCATGATGTTGAGGGCTGAACTCCGGAACCAGTGGCGCTTTGATGAGCGCATGAAGTGGTGGTACGGAGATGATGACCTTGTGCGATGGGTCTCGGATATCAAGGATAAAAGGACTGTCATTTCTGGAATTGCTACCTGCTCCAACAACTCCTCGTGGACTATTGAGAATGACCCGCCTCAGGATTTCGCCTTAGTTGTTGAAAATGACCGGTGCCTCCACAATCTCAAGTGGGGGCTTGATGCATAGGGCGGTTCTTGACTGGGTAGAACAGTCACTATCGTTTTGGAATGTTCCAGCATCGTTTTGGAATGTTCCAGCGGACCACAAACTACGGGTTCTGGAGTTTGGAAGCCTTGACATCAATGGCTCCGTCAGGTCAATCCTTCAGCCCATGGCTAGTGACTATGTCGGAATTGACCCGAACTATGGGCGTGGCGTTGACATCGTTGCTGATGCCTCTGTATTTAGAGATGTTCAGCCATTTGACGTTGTCGTCTGCTGTGAAGTCTTTGAGCATACTCCGAAATGGAGGTTGATTATTAATAACGCTCATTTAAATCTAGTCAAAGGTGGGCTATTTATCGCTACCATGGCTGGCGAAGGCAGAAATCCTCACTCAGCAATTGACGAAAATCCCATCCGTCCTTGGGAATACTATGCCAATGTGAGTGCTTCAGAACTAGAGCCTAATATGGCTATATTTGAGAAGTACGAAATCAATGTTTTTGAACAAGACACTCGCGTTAGGGCAACAAAATGACTTTCACCTATGAAGACTTGACGGTTCCGCCCCCCTCAGTTGGACCTCGCGATTGGAACTCCGACGGTGTCGTTATCGTCAAGAAGTTCCTTCCCGATGATTTGATGGAGTCTTACGAAAATCTCTGGTTGACAGTAAATGGTCCAGAAGGAATGAATCGTCCCATGGGCTGGCCTGACCCAATTCCCTACATGCGCCACCGTGAACTGCTGGATATTCTCACCTATCAGCCTCTGGCGATGCTTTTGGAGGACCTAATCGGCGAGCCTGCCGGTCTTCACCTCAATCTGACTGGCTGGGCATCAACGGAGCGAGACTGGCATCAGGACTCGTACTTAAACCCCGAGCATGTTGGTGACTACTACGCCGCCGTCTGGATTGCCTTTGCTGATATTGACCCCGATTCAGGACCATTTCAGTATGTTCCTGGCTCTCACCGCTGGCCTCAAGTAACGCACGAGAAGATTCTTAATGCCTTGGAGCCTGAGGAGCGAGACCATCGCTGGCCTAAGTTCTCAGAGCGAATCCTTACTCCGCTGTTTGAGCAAGAAATCGTCAAGCGCGGAAATAATGTCGTTTCCTATCTCCCCTCCCGTGGCGACGTTCTCGTCTGGCATGGTCGTTTGATGCACAGAGGGTCGCGCCCAAATGTACCGGGGATGGAGAGGCGGAGTCTTATTGCTCATTATTCGGGCATCAATCATCGTGGGGATATGCCAAAGGCAAAACGCAATGGACAAGGCGGATATTACTTCCCCATCTCAACGAATGTCGACATGTATTACGGGCACGGGGATGCCAAATGAACCTTCTAAATGCCGGATGTGGAACACACTATGCCAAGGGATGGATTAACTGCGATGTCTGGTCAAGCGATACAACGAAGCCGGACGTCGTGGTTGAAGTTGACATGCCGTACCCTTTTCCTGACAATCACTTCGACGCTATTTATCTCGGGCATGTCATTGAGCATATTGACTGGCGTTCTGTTCCTACTTTTCTCAACGATATGCGCCGTATTGCTAAGCCTGACGCACCAATACTGGTTGTTGGACCGGATGTCCTGAAAACAATTCAGCGGTGGCACGAAGGTCGTGAGCCATGGGCGATGGTGCTATCTACAATGGAGCACCAAGAACATAATTATCAACCCGATAGAGAGTCAGAATTCTGGGATGGAGCAACTCATCACTGGAACTGCCATCACCAACGAGTTTGGGACATGCTCTTGCGTCTAGGTTTCAAGGACCCGATTGACTACTACGAGCGCATTCCGAACGATACTTCCGCCCATTGGTGGAAGGATGAAGAGACGGGCATTAAGTGGCCGGTCGTTTCTAAATGGTTTTGGCAATTTGCCATACATTGTCGGGCATAAATCGCGCCCCGTCGTGAGGCTGGTTGCCTCAGCCTGTCTTATATACAGGTCCGCTCAGCGAAGGTTCAATTCCTTGGCGGGGTACAAATCCTGCTGGCAGGGAGTCTTTAGCGCAATCGGTGAAATGGGGGAGAACACCGATGCAAGCCATTAACCCATAAGGGCAGACTCCCCGTAACCTCCCAGAAAGGTTAAGAAGAGGCTTAGCCAGCAGAAGAACTTTATATCACATGTACGCTTCCCATTTGTACATCTGGTCTGGACAAAGCGAAACGACTGCTGCCGCATCTACTGCACTCAGGAACTGAATTGAATCGGCATCCCCACCAGCGGCAGAGAGAATCATTGACGATGCTTCTTCGGCACTCATGCCACTTCGTAGTGCTTCGCAGAACGAATATCCAGTATCGATTAGGTCTTGGTCGGCAACATAAATTGTTCCCGGATACAAGTCGTAAACACCAGCAAGGAACTGCTCTTCTATCGGCGAGTAATAAGAGTAATAATCGCTCGTTGTCGGAACGAACACCTCGGTAGTCGTAGGGGCAATTGTCGTCTCATCTTCGGGCGCTGTCGTTGTTGGCGCTACCTGATAAACCGTCTTTGAACAGCCCGCCAGAGCGAAGACTGCGCCGATAACACAAAGTGACTTTTTCATGAATCCTCCTAAGTAGTTTTCGCTCAGTCTATACCTACGTCAAGTATTTGTCAATCTACAAGTCATACTGAATAAAATACCCAGCAGAGTCGTGGAGACCAACTGCGAGAGCAAGGTGAAAAGTCTCAGCATCTTCAGGTATCGGGTTAACTTCCTGCTCAAGGATGTTTTGTGCATTCATTACATACTGACTATTTCTGAGAACATCAATGTCGTAGGTGTGCATCATCGGTCCCCATTCAACCTTGCGCCCATAAGCGACCTTCAGGGGGATTGCGCAAAGTTCGGTATGGTCGACATCGACGTAAGTTACTGTAAGGCATTCATTTACACCTTTATCGGGGTCTAAATACGCCTCAGACAATTTGCTAGACCGAGTCTTGTCCGGATTACGCGAGACATAGCCCTCAGCGAGAATTGTGAACGAATCACAGAGCCATCCACGCCTCATGATGATGTAGGCATCACCAGTCCTAGATACTCGCTCATCTTCGTCAGAGTCCCAACTGGTATCCATCTGAGCAACACAGGCGAGTTTTCCGTCTCGCCAACCAAGAACATTCATGGCGAGTTCTTCACCAATGCCTTCCTCGGCAACGATTGCGGACTTCGCCTGCTGTCCGACCGCTATTGTCAAACTAATCTTTGAAATTGGGTCGGGGTAATTTTCTTCCACCTCCGCACCTTAGTCGGTCATTTTGATTCTTAGTGGAGTATGCACTATTGGGCTTATCTAGTGACTAGGATTTGCCCCATGAGTGAAACACCGAAGAAGAAGACCCCCGCCAAGAAGGCTCCTGCCAAGAAGCAGGGAACAAAGGGAACTGCTCCCAAGAAAACGACGACCGGTCAGCGTGGGCGCCCGCGCAAGGTTGTTGCGACTGCGGATGTCAGCGACAAGGTTGAAGCCACCCTTGATAACGCTTTGGCTCGGGCAGAAAAAGTAATTGACAAGGTTGCTGATGAAGTAATCATCCGCGCAAATGATGTCAAGAAGATTTCTTTGCGCAAGCGCATGCTGAAGTGGTTTAAGTAGTCTTAGTTAAATCTAAGACCGCACTTGGTGCATCGCTTACCCCACGGGTACCACTTGAGGAACTCGGCGGGATGCTTGCAGTCAAGAACATCTGACGCTGCTTTATTTGCAGCGGAACGCAGAAACTCGCTGAGCGTAATGCCCTCCTTATCGGAGGCGTCCTTCCATCGCTGGTGGTCTTCGTCAGTAGTGCGAATCAAAACCTGCTTTGTAGCGGTTTGACCTTCCTCTGCGCCAGTTGCGGGTCTACGAGTTGGCTTTGTTGTCTCCGCAACCTTCTTCATTGCGACTTCAACATTGTCGTCCGGAAAAACAGTTTCATCATTCATAAATCGTCTCTTCTGTTTCAATAATTTCGGCTGTCTCTGCTTCAATTTGGGCAAGCGACGGGAGTTCCTTTTGCCCAAGGAGTTCTCGAACTGTATCCGCTGGCAACACGCCGGATAGACCCATAATTTCAAGCAATTGTCTTGCTTCAGTTTCAGGACTAAACGCATTGACCGCCGCTGGCGCCGACGATGCTCCGGCAAGAGTTGCACGAGGCGTGGAATCAACCTGCTCTACGGTTAGGTTGACATTCTGCTGTTCCATGCCGAGCAACTTCGCTCGCCTATCCATGATTGCCAAAACCTGCTGGATTGCCTTCAGGTCCGGCTCTACAGAAACCTCTGTACCATCATCTAGTTTTACCTTGCGGTGCTGGGTAAGGGGCCATACCGCCTGCTGGAGAGCGTCCAATCGCTCCAGTTCCATGCGTAAGACCTCTGGGTATGCCATGAGGGCTTCACGGTTGAGTTTCTCCAACTGACGCCGGATAGCCGCATTGACGCTCTGAGTGCTCAGATTAAAGCGTCTTCCAATTTCAGAAATGGCTACGCCAGCCTGCCTCATGCGGAAAATCCGCAAGTCCCTTTCTGCAAGGAACTCTTTAGTCAGACCGGTTTGCCCAGCCATTAGTCACCTTCTAGAAACTCAATTGTGTCAAAGGGGAAAACTTTACCCCTTTTCATTCTAGTAGGCCATTGTCTCCGGTCACGTGCACCACGGAAATGCCTAACTTCGTAGACGTATCCGTCAGGCGCAGTCGGGTCGGGTTGAAGACTCAGACCAAACTCAGGCCAGCGCGACCAAACAGCCGAGCCAAACGGGCGCAAATCTCTTCCTGCGAGAGCCGAACCTAATGGCGCGTGGTGTTCAAACCACATGGCGCACTTAAAGTATTCACGAATAGTGTCAAAGTATTTAGCAATCTCAATTGCGATTGACTCGCTCGTTCTTCCGCCGGGGTCAATGAAGGCTTTGTAAAGCGGACCCAAAAAGACGATGTCGGGCTTTATTTGCTCCAACTTATCTTCAAGCATGAGGCGGTCCTGTGCTTTCATCAGGTCGATACCGTCTGGCTTGATAAGCAAATGGGCATCAGGTGTTTCTTTATGACCGTAATGAAGCGTGGCTCCATAGATGCTTTTGGAGGTTCGCCTAATGATGCGCTCAGGGTTTTCTAGGTCAACCATAAGCGTTCTAACTGGTGGCATTCCGGTGAACTTGAACGGGTGCAATCCGGCTGCGCAACAAAGCGCGACCTGACGAGCAAGCATTGTCTTGCCAACTCCCTCAGCGGCAACGACGATTACCCGTTCGCCACGCTCCAGTAGGTTTGGTATTACCCAGTCGTAAGCATCGTTTTCGCTTTCGTTGACAAATGTTGCCCAGTCAACTAGACGACCCTCGTTCTTGACGCCTCCTGAGGTTGTATCAAGTTCTGCGAGAATAAACTCCGCACGCGTTAACTTTGTTTCTCTGCTGAGTTTGTCGTTAGCAAAGAGTTTTTCTAATTTCTGAAGTATGGGCGCAAACGGGTCAATCTCCTGAACGACTGCGTCGACTTCAGTAAATGCCACAAGGTCATCAAGAGTTCCACCTGCGTTCAACAGGTCAGTAACATCTTTAACTCCGTTAGCAATCTTTAACTCAACCGAACATTCTGCGTCCCTTAGTTTTGATGAAACATCTAGGGCATGCTTTTTGCCTACATCGTCATTATCGGCAACAACGATGACGTTTGCTCCGGCTAGGGCTTCCGTATGAATGTCTAGCCATTTACCAGCACCACCGGGCATGGTTGTTGCTGTAATGCCACGCTCAATCAGGGTGTCAGCGTCTTTTTCACCTTCAACAACCCAAATAGTCTCGCCATTATTTCGTGCTGACGCAACCATGGGGAGGTTATAGAGAATCTTATCGACACCGTCTAGATTTGAAATCCATTCGCCAGTATCTGCGTCCATTCGCCGTTGGCGGAATGTTTTCTTACCTTCTTCATTGACAAAGCGTTGCTTCTGGAACACAAGGTTGCCAAGCGCATCACGGTAGTCGTAGGTCGCAACAAGAGACAGTTTGTCTTTCTTCTTTTCCTGTTTAGGAGGCATAAGGTCAGCAATCTTTAAACCAACGGAGGTGCAAATTTTGTCAACATCGCAGGGTATTCCACGATGACAGGTAACAAGAACGCGTCCGTCGTCACCTTGCCCGACTGAAAGCGACGGTGAATTATCGTCATTACGGCATGGGCAACGTGCTGACCAGTTATTGCCGTTTTGCCTGACGCCATCAAGTAGCGCCAAGAACCTATCTACTTGCGGAGAAACATAATCGCGTGCCATGAAGCCCCCTTTCTTAGCATAGGCAGGGCATGAAGGAAAGTATTTACGGTGCTTTTCTTCCGTTGTCTACGAACGCCTTATAAGTGATGGGCATGGATTCCATCAGAAACCCTTCAATGGCATTTGCATACTGCCGAATTTCATACTGAGCCGTGGCATCTCCACGAAGGTCAATGAAATTCATGAGAGACCGAGCGTTACAGGTGGCGTAGAACTCAGTGAACATTCCAACTGGAAGAACACATCGTGCGAGTTCCTTCGCCACCCCCATTCCAAGAAGCGTTTCATATGCTTTGTACGACGACTGATTTGACGAGTTCATAATGATGGAAGCGTGTCGTGCCGAATCCTCGTCCAACTGCTCAAACGAATAACTGCCGGGCTTGCCTACCTGAGTACGAAAATCACTTTCTGACGGTTCGTAATACTCTTCCTGCATCTCTGAATAGCGGGCTGAGAACTCGTTATACGACCAGCCGATTCGATGCCGGAACCACTCGCGAGCAACAAAAATCGGTGCCTTGATATGAAAGCGAAAGAAGTTGTGCTCGAACGGCGTGCCGTGGGAGTTCTTGAGTAGATAAGCAACCAACTTTTTGTCGGCATCACTCATCTCGTCAACGCGTCGTCCAAATGAAACACGCGCCGAGTTAACAACGCTCAAATCGTCAGCGTTAACCGCATCAAGGCGAACAAAGCCTCCAATAATTGGCTCAATGAGAAACTTGTCGCGCATGACGTACAGTCCTTCCGAAACGCTTGTAGCCACGCTCTTGAGGGGTAAGTCCTCCCCAAATACCGTATGCCTCGTTGTTGTCGTCAGCGTACTTCAGACACTTTGCGCGCACGATGCAAAGAGAGCAAATCATCTTCGCATTGCGCATGTCTTGCCTGCCCTGCATGGTTCCAAGAGTTTCCGGATACCACATATCCGATTCCTTGCCCTTGCAGGCGGCGTACTTGCCCCAATCCAGAATGTCGTCTGAGATGAGGTCCGTAGGAACCTCGTATTTCTTCTTTGTCATAACACCCCTTTGTCAATGAAATTGTGAGCATACATGGGGGGTGGTGCTAGTGCAAAACTGCTGGTCAGAGCGCTTTTAGCACTAATCAGAATAATTTCATAGAAATCTATCTGAAAAAGTTGCAATAGGATGTTTATCGGGATATACTTCGGATAAATCCAGCAAAAACTACAAAGGAGCAGAAATGGCACATGACCTAGAAATCAATGAAGACGGCGGAGCACGATTCGCATACGCAAAGGGCGGAGGAATCCCGTGGCATCGCCTTGGGGTCCCTATGGAGGGTCTCCAGACTGTGGACGCAATGCTTGAAGCCTCCGGCGCTGACTATACGGTTCGTCTGACCAAGGTTGCCGCCGTAGACGAAGATGGCAACTTCATTGTCGGCAATGACGGCAAGCCCATCATCATCGATGATTCCCGAGCAACAATTCGCGACAATGGTGACGGAACCTTTGACGGTCTTGCCACGGTCGGTACACGCTATGTCGTCAAGCAAAACCGTGAAGTTGCCGAACGAGCACTGGCAGTTGTTGGTGCATCGGATGGGGAAGCCGTTGTTGAGACCGCTGGTGTGCTCGCTGAGGGTAAGCGGTTCTTCATGACTATTGATTTGGGTTCGCTCATTATTGACCCCATGGGCGTAAATGACCGCATTGCCCGCTATTTGGTCGTCTCAACGGGTCACGACGGCGTTTGGCCGGTTCGGTACGCAAATACCGATATCCGAGCCGTATGCGCCAATACGGTGCGTCTGGGACTGAATACCGCTGAACGAGTTTTCGTGGCTCGTCACACTAAGAACATCGATTCGGCATTTGACGATGCTCGTGAGGTGCTTCGCATCTCGGTGGACTGGGCGACCAATTTCAAGGTTATGGCTGAGGAAATGCTGTCAATTAGTGTTCCGAAAGAATCCGGTCGCATTGACAAGGTTTTGAATAAAGTCTTCCCCATCAAGTCGGATGAGACCGACCGTCAGCGCAATAACCGAGAGCGTCAGAACATGATTATCCGCGCTATTTATGACAACGACAAGAACGCTGGCGGATTTGGTTACAACGGATGGAGTCTCTACAACGCTGTGGGCGAGTACCTTGACCACCATCGTGATGCCGACCTCAACGAGCGCGCAATTGCGTCGCTTGATGACAACAGTTGGGTTACTCGCACCAAGTTGCAAACCCAACAGGCTGTGCTGTCACTTATCTGACATTTCAGTCAACAGCGGGCATAATGGGAGGGCGGGGTAACACCCGCCCTTTTCCTTTGGAGTAGTCGTGGAAGAACAGGGATTGCCTCCCGAGAAACTTGACCGGCTGATTGAGTCAGCGATTCACCCGCAGGCTCACTATCGACGCTCAATCTGTAAACGCCTGATTACTCAAGCGTTTAGACAATTTGGACCAGAGTCATTGCTGGACATGCTTACGACAATTGATGAACTTGGTCATTTCGGTTCAGTAGTTGTGATTGACCGTGACGAGATAGACAACTACCTATTCTTGGAGCACGGCTCTTTTGATAGGGACATGTTCGACAAAATCCAGATGACCGAAGAGTGGCAGGAGTTTCTTCAGGAGATGCTTGCCCAGTCGGGCGCGACTCTTGGAAAGATTATTGACTCGCTGATTGAAGAAGAAATCGGCAAAGACCTAAGGGACTAAAACCAACCGTCCAAAGGTGTAATCTTTGCCGTAACAACGCCGTCTTGAAGGTCAATAACTTCAAGTCCCAAATCTTCTGCGATGAGTTCAGCCACGCGACTGAAGTGGTCCTCCATCTCCGGCTCAGGGGCATCGCCATCTGTGGCTAACTCCATAAGGAGAGTGGTAATGCGGTTGATAATTGCTAGTTGTGCTTCGGAAATGTTGCTGGGCATGACTTTAACCTATCAGATTCTTGCGGTTGCCACTGCTAGGTGCTAGAGTCCTGTCCTACAGCAATACTGCTGAATTTGAGGAGGATACGAAGATGTCAGCATCACCGACAACTATCGTTGGCAATGTCACCGCCAACCCTGAGTTGAAGTTCCTTGGCAATGGAACTCCCAAGACGGAATTTTCCGTTGCGGTCAGCCACTACTGGACGGATGCGTCTGGTGAGAAGCAGGAAAAGACCTCATTCTTTGACGTCATTGCGTGGCGTTACTTGGCTGAGGATGTCGCTCGCGTTCTTGAGAAGGGCGTGCGGGTCATTGTGACCGGTCGTCTGGAACAGCGTTCGTGGGAGGACGAAAAGACTGGTGGAAAGCGAAGCAAGGTGGAACTCATCGCCGATGAGGTTGCCGTCGCCTCCAAGTCCATTGAGTCGTTTGAGCGTCGACGCCGTGACGATAACGGTGGCTCTGATGCCAAGAAGACTGCTCGTCCCCGTCCGACTGCGTCTGCTGGCGCACGGACTGCTTCGGTTGCCGAGGAAGACGAGCCGTTCTGATATGGATTGGCTAATCCTGACTTTTTACATTGTCGGGAGTTATCTCATCGTCAAAATCGTTAACGACTTCATTAACCGTCGTTAGTTTTCTGAGGCACAGTCACCGGTCAAAAAGGTGGCTGTGCCTCAGTTTTGCTACATCCTCTCCTACTATCCGCAGTCCAAGTGTCGGAATTAAACCATTGGCATTCCCGATGATGTATCCGGTCCGATAATCGCCCTTTTTCAAGATTGCCGTTCCGTGAGTCTCTTTGAACCACTGTCTGAATCGCTGGATACGCGCTGTTTCTATGATGAGAGCGCTTCGCAGGTCTCCACTTTCTGATTGACGCAAATACATCCAGTACTTTGCCTCGGTGACATTTAGACCCGACTGTGTCCATATGAAGTTGCCATTCTCGTCTGTCAGCCGATGAGGCGAATGCGCCAACTCAATGAAAAGATTGTCATTCTCAAACGAATCTGTTTTAACCTCAATCCACCCGTCAAGCATCGCATGCACAATCTCAAGAGCATGCCCTTCGCCGACTTGACCAAATGCGAGGTCTGCGCCCCACTTCCCCTTATTGTCGCCACGGATATCTGCGCGCGGGTCGTAACTATCGCTAGCAATAGGCTTCATAATTCCAAGATACCAGACATGAAATTACAAGTCTGGGATTTCCTTCCACCACCCAGAGTTAAGAAGACAATAGTCTTAAAGCATGCAGGGTGTAAAGATTGAACCGTTTTACTGCGACGATAAGCGTCCAGTTGAAGATGTCATGAAAGGAATCCCTACCCCCTCCTGTCTTGATGACCTCGGCTCTGAGATTTATCAGAACGTCGATTTCCGACAGATTGACCGACGCCTCAAAGTCACCAGTATGCGCTTCGGGCGGGTTTATGGATTTGCTCAGGAACAAAATGGGACCATTATTCAGAATCTGTTTCCGATTCGTTCTCAGGAGACTGAGCAGATTTCGTCGTCATCAAAGACAATCCTAGAAATGCACACAGAGACGGCGTTTCATCCTTGGCGTCCTGATGTCTTGGCGCTTCTTTGTATCCGTGGTGACCCATCCGCTGGAACAACCTATGCCGAACTGCCGGACATCCTTGATGCCCTGCCAGAAGGCATCATTGACCACTTGCATCAGCCCGAATATGAGACGCGTCTAGATAAAAGTTTCCAGTCAGATACACAAGCGGATGCGACTATTCGAACTCCCGTTCTTTTTGATGGCGCAACAAGCATGACCTTTGACCGCATTCTTATGCGCGGACTAACTCCGCTTGCACAGGCATCGCTTGATGCCTTCTCCAGTGCAATTGAGCGAGTAAAGAAGACAGTATTTCTTGCGACTGGTCAACTGCTTCTTATACATAATCGCACAGTGGTTCACGGCAGAACGCCATTCATACCTCGCTATGACGGCACAGACAGGTGGCTCAAACGAGCGATGGTGTCATCTCGTTTGCCAGACTGTCATGACATGACGACAGGAGCAGAGGGTTTACCTGTTGTTACAACCCGCTTCTAGCGGATTGGGCATGCACCGCCCACACATTCACTGGGGTCAAGTTCCGTGCCGGACGCATCCATTACTAGCGGTTGCGAGAAGTCAACCTTTGATGCCATCTTGTTATAGGTGGCTTCGTCGATTTCCTCATACGGAGGAAGCGGGAAGTTGTGGTCGCTATGAAGCAAAAAGGATACTGACTTTACGGAGTCCGTATAGTTCTCCGACAACCACTCCTTAATGGCTGGCAACTCTTCGCGTCGATAATAGACGGTGACTGACACAGCGTTGTCTGCCCAGTCAGTCTGCATCTTTCGGACCCAGTTCAACTGCTCAACAGCAGTCATATCCTTCGCTAGAACAGCACCCTTCGGCGATTCACAAGGAAACTCCACGACATAGCGCGTATGGTCTTCGCGCCCATCAAGTCCAACATCCCACTGAACCTTGTAGCCACGCCGACGACACGCATCTACCAGCGGGTCAGCCGCTCCAAATCGAACACGACGAATGTAGTACTGGGCAAATGCCGGATGGATACCGGGCGTTACGCCGGGGAGAAGGCTGAGTGTTCCAGACGGCTGAACAGTTGTGAGTCTCACCGAAGGCGCAATCTTCTGTTCCTCCGAATATTTGATGTCCATATCCGAGAGATACTGATAGGCGGGCGATAGCCACGACAATTGGTCATCCGATGCCTGAAGAACGCCCGTGATGGACTGACCAAGCCGACGGTTCTTTTGCACAATCTTGTTCGTCTTCTCATACGGGTAATTCATGCCAGTAATTGCTTTCTGGCACATATACAGAAGGCGACTGATTTCCTTAAACTGGTCAAGCGAATCGATATTCGGCAAGAACACCGTCGCAAGGTTGCAGGACTCGCCATCACTGAGGGCGATTTCTGCACATGGGTTATAGCCCTCAATCGTCGGGTCGGGACGCTTGTCTCCCAGTCGTCCATACTGGCGAGCGAGTTTACGGTTCACGAGACCATATGGTTCTCCAGAGCCGTCATAGCCCTTCCATACCTCCGGCATGATTTCGTCCCATGCATCGGCGTAGATGCTGTTATTGCTGTTTGCTCGCCATGCAGGAATGGTTCCACTTGACCAATTCTTAGCACGCAGGAAAAGAACGTCATCGGGGTCGCCAATTGCAATCTGAGCCGAACGCCGACTAGAGCCGGAAACAACGATGCGACCAATGATATTGCAGATGTCCAACACGTCAATAGACCGCAACTTCTTACCAGCGCGATTTTCCATGACCTTACAGATGTCCTGAACTCCATCAATCAATGCACCCGGACCAGATGCAGTACCACCGAACGACTTCAGCGGAGCGCCGAACTCACGAATCAGAATCGTGGAGTACGAGAACGACTTTCCGGTATAGAAGTAGGACTTCAGTACGGAGTGGAGAAGACGACTCCACCCTTGCCGTGAATCGGGAACAATGACATCAGCATCGTTTGTTCGCTCGTGGGTAATTTTTACGCCAGAGCGAACCTTGGGGAGTTCATGAATCTTTGAGCGCTCAACAGAGAAACCAACCCCACCACCGAGCATTAGGTGGTCAAAGAGGAACTCAAAATCTTGAAGCGTTTCAATGTTGACGAAATAGCAGTTATTCAGCGAGGCTGCGTTGAACTTCTTAACCAGAGGTGTTCCTAACTGCCACAGCGCACGACCGGAGAATGAGCAACGCAAGTTAAACATATGGTCGAAGAGTGCCTCAGCCTCATCCTGCGTATATGGAACGCCAATCTCAATAGCGCCGTTGATGACGCGCTGAATGGTTTCCGGCCACATCTCGTTACGACCAAGTCCCTCAATCGGACGGCTATATGTGCGGAGATAAACAATCTCTCCCAAACCGCCGAATCCCCAAGGGGCTTGCTTCGTTGCGTACTGCGCTACAAGTTCGTCGCTGATGTATGCCACTGTCGTGCTCTTTCTCTGCTGGTTGTTTATAGATAATCCAGCGGACAGCAAAAGATTTTGCCCCCACCGGAAGAATGTGGGGCGAGATTACAGGATGCCGAGTTCGCGTGCTCGCTCTACTGAAACTTGCGTTCCAGCACGCGCTAGTAAAACTTTAGATTTTGTGAACGGCGTTATCTGTCGATAACCGATGACATCCTGCTCCACGTAAACCATATTGGAATCCTTCAATGAAGGAACTTCAGTCATTCCCCAGATGTGGTCTGGTGCTGATGACTCGCTTGCGCAATCTCCGGTCGGGTGACCGCAGACAATGCATGGTTGATTGCGCTGACGAAGCAAACGAATGTTTCCGAGGATGTATTCAGGGTGAGCATCTTCGTATTCGTGAGCCATTCAAAGATGGTACAACAACTGTTTTCAAATCAGTTGTTAATAAAATGAAAAGGCGCCCCGAAGGGCGCCTTGTCATGAACCTGTAACAGGAATCACTTTGCGATGTCGTACCGCGAGTCATTCTTCATGAGGTTTTCCAGTTCCGTGTTGAGGAGTTCTTCAAACTCGCTCTGGTAACGGTACTGGAGGACGATGTGTGCACGACGGCGGGCTTCGTTGCGAAGGCGGTTCTTTGCCTTAGTCTCTTCAGCCTTCTTCGCCTTCTGTTCAGGCGTCATTCGGCTAATTCGTCCACGACGCATACCTGTCGGGCTGGTAGCGAGTTTCTCAAACTCTGTTGCCATGTTGTACTCCTTTGTAGGTGTGGCTTTTTGCCGACTATGACAATAGCGAGAGTCAAGCAATATTGCAACTTGTAAAGATTTGAGATACTTGACTTCCGCCACAACCTATCCCTAAACTCCATATAAACCACAACAATGTAATTACACAAAGGAAACCATGTACGAGGATTTTGATTTCAGCGAGTTCCGCCCGCCCGACAGCAAGATGATTGATTATGTTCTTAGTTCTTCAACGCTCTTGAAGACCTTTTCCTCTGACCCAACGCTTGATGGTTACCAGCGGGAGGTTTTGAAGACTACCTCGCATACCTTAAAAGTCCTGCTAGCGATGGCAATTGGCGGATATCACCTTTATTGCACCGAGGGAGACCATGCCTCAGCCCTAGCGGACCTCTCTACGGCTCTGTATGACCGCCTAGCCCTCTCTGACCCATCAATGATGGAATCCGTGGACATCAAGGTTCTCCACGATTATAGAACTTGGCGCGAAGAGGGCGTCGACGGCATGGAAGCACCTCTATTCAACATTGGTGATGAGGAATAATATTTTGACGACTGAACATGAACTAAGTTGGGGGACCCTATGGAACTGACACCAGCGCTGTCTGGCGAATCTTTTACCGTATACAACGGCGACTGTCGGGAGGTCTTGGCGCAACTTCCTGAGGGAAGTATCAACTGTTGCGTCACCTCTCCTCCGTATTGGGGTTTGCGTGATTATGGCACTGCCGACTGGGAGGGTGGTGACCCTGATTGCGAACACACCATCTCCATGCCCACGAAATGGAACGACCCAAAGCGTGGCACGCAGGTTCTCCGTCCGGAGGTAGCGAATCGTGGTGGCGATGCTGACGCTTGCCACTTATGCGGTGCGCAACGAATCGATTACCAAATCGGATTGGAGAAAACACCCGATGAGTTTATTGAAGAAATGGTCGGAGTCTTCCGAGAAGTTCGTCGCGCACTCCGTGACGATGGCGTCCTATGGCTTAACTTGGGCGATAGTTACGCTGGAAACAATTCACGAGCATCTAACGGAGGCAGAGCCGGATTTGGTAACCCGCGTGAAACGGTTGCCAACCGCTCTGGAGAAGGCCTTAAACCGAAAGACCTCGTAGGCATCCCGTGGCAGGTTGCTCTTGCTTTGCGGAATGACGGCTGGTACTTACGTCAGGACATCATCTGGCACAAGCCAAATCCGCTACCCGAGAGCGTAAAAGATAGGTGCACCAAAGCGCACGAATACATCTTCCTGCTGTCCAAGAGTCCGCACTATTACTTCGATGCGGATGCCATTAAAGAACCTTCGGTTTATGCCGGTGATAATCGTGGAGCACGAACTGATTCACGGCGTGGCACAAAAATGAACAGCGTAAGTGGAACCACAGGCGAATACAAAAATAAACGGTCGGTTTGGACAGTTCCGACGCGCCCGTACAAGGGCAGTCATTTTGCTGTCTTCCCACCTGACCTCATTGAGCCATGCATTCTTGCTGGATGCCCAGAAGATGGTGTCGTTCTTGACCCATTTGGTGGCTCGGGAACAACGGTTGCGGTATCAATTCTTAATAATCGCAAGGGAATGGCAATTGAACTAAATCCTGACTACTTGCCTCTCATCGATAAGAGGATTCACGAGGCAATTAACCAGCGTAATGAACTAGATAATCAACTCTCTCTCTTTACGGAGTTCTCATGAAGCAAAGAGCATTCAGATTTAAAGATTCTTCCAACGGTGACTTTGCATCTGAAGAAGATTGGCTCATGTCTCAGGTTTATGAACTACAAACCGAAGTTGAGGTTTTGGCGGCACTGATAGATGGCGTCGTGGCTCATATTCTTGACAGCAATCAAGAGGAGATTTCTGATGAAGACTGATGGTCTTATTTCAATTGTTTTTCGTGTCGGTGACTCCATTTGCATTACTGATGAGGGGCAGGAACTATCCGGTTTGATGGTCCTTGAGCCAATTGACGTGAATGCAGGTGTGGTGCGGAAATTCCAGTGGTGGAACATGTTTGACATTGCCGGACTTATCAGGATGCTCTACCACAAAACGAAATCCGCCAATCACAACGATGATGACTACCAAGAGGTGCGCTTTGCCAATGTTGACACATGGGAAAATGGGAACCGTGACAAAATATCCCGAAAGCCTTGAGCCTATCCTAGAGCGCATTGACCCTACTTTTGGCAAAGTTATTAGTTGCGAATCTGGTTGGTGGGGCTTGCTTGAGGCTATTCATCGGGAGTTTGAAGCGGTTGACCCCGACTATCGGCTTTATCAGATAAAAGAAAAGTTTGGAAGCCTAAAAGTCTATTTTGCTCCATCAAGTCCGCAGTTTGCTGAGCACTTATCAGAAATCGCAGTTCGATATGAGCGCGTCTCGCAATTGACATGCGAGGTCACTGGTGGTGCAGGTCAACTAATGGTCAAGGATGGTCTATATAAGACCCTCAGTCGTTCATTCATGGACGAAGGCTGGGAGGCGGCGTAATCATGGCTATCAGACTGCGAGTTGAGCCTTATGACCCAGATGCGATTGATGCTGACGGCGACGGCATAGTTCAAGAAGGCACGGCGTGGGAGAGACCTGCCGGAACACGTTTGATTTCTGAACTCGGTCAGGATATTCAACGTGGTCTCACATCTATGTCTCGCCCTAATCTGCGCGTTGTTGATAGAAATGGGACACCCGTCAAATACACGCCTCGCTATGGAACAGGCGTATCTACCGGCGGCGTATCTAGTCAACCACAAGAGTCGTTTAAGTTACGAACCCTCGCTGATATGGGTGTTCAAACACTTGAGCAAATTCTTTATCCGGAACCGCCAGCACCTAAATCAGTTTCAAGTCAAGCACGGTCAAGCGTCCCTGAAACACTGTCAACAGATTCTCAGCGGATTATCGATAGAAACAAAGAAATTGCTAATGAGATTTCACGTCTTGGAGGGTCAGTAACTGGTGATTTCGGTCAGGATTATATCGACCAAAATCAAGAGTTTGCCGGATACGTCTTCGACATTGAGACGCCAAGACAGGCATTTGACCGTAGAGAACAGTTAATAAAGGAAGAATTGGCCGGTATCCGTGAAGCAATTAAAAATGGCGTAGTTGAGTCATCTGGGTTCAATGCTCCTGTGCCATTCGCAACGCGTCTTGCTAAGCAGAAAACAGCAACAACAATTACACCTAAGGTTTTAGAATCGCTCAGTCCAGCAGTAAAAGACATGATTATGACAAAAAGTGACGATGAACTTTTTGAAATCATGGAACGGCGTGCAATGGACTTCCATGAGACCATGGACAAGAGACCACGTGTGCGTATCGGCTCAAACGATATCTTCAAATTTGCATCAGAGGGCCGTTACAAAACAACACACGAAGCAAAAAGTGACCACAGTGCACCCGATGTGCGTGCAAAATACGAAGCATCGCTCGGCTTTCCGCCAACAACCCCTGCCGATATGAGACCAGCGTCGGGATATATCGTGCACCCTGACTGGGAGAAGGCAGAAATTAAGGCGCTAACCCAGTCAAGTCAACGAAGCGCCGATGAGGCACGAGCAATTCTTCAGACTGATTCCTTTAATGGGGCTGGTAACGTAAGCATTTATGGAAGTCTCGAAATAGTCCTCAAAGAGGAGGTTTCGGGTCGAACGAGGTATGGTCGCGGTGATTCTCTGACCGCTGGATTACGTCCTGTTCCACTTGATTCCACCGACCCTGAGGCTGTTATGCATGCCATTAACTGGGCGGGAGGAGTCTATTCGGCAGATTCACCCTTGCATACTGCTGCTCTTCTTCAGAGTGAAGTAGACGGTGATTTTGGCTTTCTGAATTTATGGCATACAAAATGGAATCCTGATGGCACCAGAAATCGTATTGACCGTGGCGACCGCAAGTATTTTGAGGCGCTTATTGGTGGTTCATTTACGGTTGATGACGTTGATGAAGTGCGAGTTGCGGCTACAACCCTTGCGCAACTTGGTCTTGCGACAGATGAGGTCAACCTCCGCGAAATTCCATTTGCTGAGCAATTTGCTAGCCCTGAACGCTTGCGCGGTCTTGGCTTTACAGAAGGACAAATTGCATACATGATGGAACAATATAGATTAAATCCTACAAGTTTCGCTAGTTTTTTCAATGACTATCGGACATATGTGCTACGCAAAAAAGGCAAAGAGGAGTTAGATAAAATGCCTTTCAAAACAACAATCGTCGGCGACATATGGAAGGGTGGCAAGCAACTAGACCCCCTTGACCCCACGTCATACGGCGGACATGAAAACTTCCCATCTACCGAAGCGCTACTAATGGACCGAGTCAAGACTTATATTGATAAAATGATTGAATTAGAGGCAAGGGTGTCCGTGTCTGACTACGACCCAGATGAGAGTGTCGCATGAGCGACCAAATCTTAGCCTGTCACGTATCTGGCGAGCCGGTTTATTTCATTACCCGCCCCAAGCCTCAGGAACTAGATGGTCTTCTTTCTAGGTCTGGAGACATGATTCCTATCGATTTCTGGTCATTCGTATCAAGAACCCCCGATATCCAATTAGAGACAACAAATCCATATATCCGTGAACTATGGTTTGGTGATACAACCAGCATGGCTTGGCAAAAAGAATATTTAAACCATGGCGAAGATATTATTTAGGGTTATGATGTTTGATAGGTTTATTCTATGAAATTCGCTCTTCGTCTTGAGCCATACGACCCAGATGCAATTGACGCCGATGGCGACGGCATCGTTCAAGAGGGAACTGCTTGGGAACGCCCTGGCGGAACTCGTCTTGTTACAAACCTCGGTCAGGAGATTCAGCGTGGCTTAACTGCCTCTGCTAGACCTCAGATTCGGGTCGTAGATAGCAATGGTTCGGTTGTTCAATATAGACCCACTTATGATGTTCCGAGTCTCCAGACTCCACAGCGGTCAGTGGCTAGACCAGGCTCTAAACTTCGGTCTCTCTCTGACATGGGAGTTCCTACCGTGGGGCAAATCTTGTCTAGTCGTGGACAGACTCTCACGCCTCAACAAACACGTCCGAACCCAGCAGATGATTTAGAAAATCTAGTGCGGGCGGTTCCTGCAAATCGAAGTTTCCGCAAGTTTGGGAATCGCGATAGAGCATTTCGCAAGGCAGATACGAAGGCTCAAGAACTTTCATTCACAAGTGGTCGCCACTACCTTATTGAAACAGATGACCAGTTTGTCATCCTTCCGGAGTCGGAATATGCATCGCTCATTCAAAAGCATGGTGAGGATGAGATTAAAAAACTTGCAAAAATTACGTCCTATGAGCGTCCGAAGGCACAGGATGTCAACTTGGAGGATGCTCTTGCAGGGCTTAAGGGTCCTGAGGCTCTAGACGGAGAAATTGATAGCGAGAAGTATTTTGACGGTGTTATGGAAATCCACTACAAGGGAGGTTCCCTTGCTGATGTTGATGAAGGCGTCTTTGCTGCTGTTGTATTCGATGAGGGAATCACTGATGAGTTTGGAAACCCAATAGATAATCAGTGGGGAAGCCAAGCGACATTTGAAGACATCATGCTCGGCGCACAAGACTTTAATTCTGGAGATAGTTTTGAGAATCGCCGATTCAAGTTTCAGGCTTTGAAAGACACCTCTGACGGTGATTATCGTGGTGGTATCTGGTCCGTTTTTAAGGTGACGGACAAAGAGACCGGCGAAGTATGGTTTATCAAGTCGTCAACATATGGCGCAAATGATGGATTGCTTGAAAATGTTGGCATGCGTGCTGGTGCTCAACTTGACCTTGCGGCAAAGCCGGGTGAAAAGAATATTCGTACTGGCTCTAGCATCGTCGTCCTAAAAGAGGGCAGACGAGAGGTGCGCTGGACCGCTATGCGCAATGTTGAAGAGTGGGATAACCCAGAAGGTCCAAGGTTGCAATGGGTAACAGCGCATAACGGCGGTGGGCTGGATACAGATACCGTACATCTCGGTGACCTATCGCAAATCATCGCAATGGACTTTATATTCGGGAATACGGACCGACATGAGGGTAACTTCATGATTGCGCGCGATGCTGATGGACGGCAACGCCTTGCGATTATTGATAACGGTTTGCTCTCTGGAGGACGAATCTATGAATCCACAAATGATTGGGGAGAAACGCTTGACCCTCAATACTTCGTTGACTTTGCCGATACGGATGCTGGCTTAACGCTTGAAGAATATGCGGCAGGCAAGATGGGTACTCATACTGGATTCGGAGCGCGTTTAATTTCTCAGCCTTCAGTCTTGGCAATACAAGACAGGCTTGTCAATAACGACGTTGATTCTGATGAGTTTGAGAACGGTGTAAGGACTGCCGTTAAACGCCTACGGGACAACTTAGACGCCATAACTAGTCCTGAATACTTTGAGAGGCGTGGCATCCCGTTGACCGAGACAGAGACAGCGCACCTAGATGCTGTTCGGACTATTGCACTTGCTCGTATCAAGATGCTAGAATCAAACCCCTACGCTATTAGTGAGTACATTACTAATACTCCCGTCCCCTGATTCTGTTAGGACTTTCTATGGAACAAGATATTGAACGAAGCCGTGAGGCGCTCAGCGACAAAAATCGACCTATTGCCTATCCGGCTGTTATCTATGTAGAAACTAGTCTTGGCAATATCGGTCCTATCATTGTGGCTAAATCTGACAGCGAATACACTGAGTATTTTTGGGGGCGTCGGTCGACATATAAGGCAAAGAAGTTTCTGACTGTTAGTGATGCTTTCCAGATGAACCCTCACTCCCAAAGCGAAGCACGACTCTTCTTCATTGATGATGTCTCCGAGGAAGATATTGACCGCATTCTGAAGCAGGCTGAGCAGAATAAAAAGGTATGAAATCGCTGGTCAGAGGCTATTTTTAAGAAATATTTGCTTTTGCTACACCTAACCGCTAGACTGTCGGCATGAAACTTTCAATAGAAGAAGCAAACAACCAATACAAGGACACTATTAACAGCCTGCTAGCAAAGTATGGTTCTGCAACGCATATTCCGAATGAGGAATGGCGTGAGGCATCGGAAACGCTCCGGCTTCATTGCACTATCGCTTCCAATGACGGACAGGTCACTAAGGAACTTCTAGCGCGCAATATGTTCTCCGAAGCAATCGTCGCTAAGGTGAATCCTGACTTTGAGGGCTTTCAGCCAAAGGTAAAGCGGTCAGCAAAGTATGACTCTGCCTATGAGTGGCTTGACGAAAATGCCGAGGCGACATTCACGACTCAGCAGATTGCTGACGCTCTTGAAATGTCGTACCCCACTACTCTGAAGTTTATTGAGAATAACCCGCATTACTTCCGCAAGGTCAAGCGAGGCGAGTACCAGATTCGCAATCCTAAGGCGGAGCGCGAGGCAGAAAAGTGATTGGCGAGGAAGTCCTCGTAACAATTAACGGTCAAACGGCTGGCAAACGGACCCGCTCACGAGTTAGAGAGAGCGGTCCACGATTTTTACTCTGCGCAGAAAGCGAAGATGGCAAACGACTCTTATTCAAGAGTATCGGACGCGGGTTCAACGGCTGGCTTCCACGAAGTGAAATTCGCGTGCATAGATTGAGGGGAAATGAAAACATCACAGATTGACAACGGCTTCATTATTAAGCGCCTTCTGGAGCATTGGGACTTCGACCCAAATGCGAATGCGTGCATTCTCGCATCACGGGTTACCCACGAAGTTCTTTCTTACTTTGGTGTTCCACATGCTGTAATGCCAACGCAAGCCATCGCGATGAACGAGATGATGCTCAGCCATGTTATGGCAGGTACACCTCATTCAGAATGGCATGCTGAGGCATGGAGCGTTGGTGTCGGGTTTCCGAACATGGTTGCAACGAACCGTGACAATCGCGACCCAGTAGGATTCGACGGTCACCTTATCGTGACCACCAGAGTCACCTTGATTGACCTCAGCGCTGGTCAGTTTGACCGACCGACTTACGGCATCGTCACGGGTGGTCCAATGACCTATCCGCTTTCCCAAATCTCCAATGAATCCGTTCCGGGCTTTGGAGATAAGAAGTTCTTGCATATCAACCTTAAGGAGGGGCATTTGTTCCTTCGTCCTTTTGAGAATGATGCGTACAAGATGAGCAAGGATTATCGGGTCAATTACACCCGCCTTGCTAGTCCGATTATTCGGGCAATCAAGCAAGACATCAAAAATCTTTGATGATAAGTTGACAAGCGTAAATCACGCGTATACAATTCCAGTTATTAACTCCCATCACTAACAAGGAGACCACTATGGCAAAGCCCAAATTCGAACTTGACACTCCCTTTGAGGTTGAGTTCCTCGCACCAGAAGTCAACAAGCGACTTGATAAAGACCTTATATCCAAGTCTGGCGTTCTTGACCGTCGTCAAGCCGGAGCACTGGTTGACTACTACTACCGTATCCAAGAGCACCGAATCGCACTTGGTAATCAGGTGTCGTCCATCATGTATGACGAGGATGACAGTCTGTTGATTGAGTACTACTACGACCAGATTTCAACTGTTGAGAAATCAATCGTTCCGGCACTCAAGACCTACGCCGAGGCGCACGAAGTCGGACGTTGGAGCCTCCAGCAAATGGGCATTGGTCCAATCCTCGCCGCTGGTCTGCTCGCTCATATTGATATCACCAAGGCTCCCACTGTCGGTCATATCTGGCGCTATGCCGGTCTTGACCCGACCAGCAAGTGGAACAAGGGTGAGAAGCGTCCGTGGAATGCTGAACTGAAGACCATCTGCTGGAAGATTGGTCAGTCATTCATCAAGGTATCTGGCAAGGATGATGCGTTCTACGGGAAGTTGTATGTCAAGGACAAGGAGCGTCGTATGGCGAAGAACGAGGCAGGCGATTACGCTGAACTCGCCGCGCAGACGCTCCGTGAGAAGAACATTCAAGAGAAGGTCACCCGAGCAACCTACGAGTCTGGCAAGTTGCCTCAGGGTCGCATTCTCTCGCAAGCGTCACGATACGCAACGAAGTTGTTCCTTGCGCATTGGCATGAGGTTGCCTACCGTGACCACTTCAAGACTGAACCGCCGAAGCCCTACATCATTGAGCATGGCGGACATGTCCACTACATCGCCCCTCCTACGAAGGAATGAGTACGAATGTACCCGTCCTTCAAGGGCTTGCCTTTCTCATCCGCATCGTGCCACAGCGCGGTGCGGGTGTTTTAGGCATCCTTGAAGAGGATGGTGAAATAGTTTTTGAAAGTGAGTTTCCGTCTTACAAAGATGCCTATTGGGCACTGATGGAGATGGATGGCTATGAATTTCTCAAACCAAAGAAGTAAAGAGAACCAGCACTGCAAAGTGAATCCCGATGTGAGAGAGTACCGCCTACGCTAAATGAACCGTGATGTTCAAGAACCCCATTCAAGGCAAGTGAATCAAGATTCAAGAGAGTACCGCTCCGGTGAAATGAACCGTAAACCAAGAGAGACCCATTCGGTTGGAGTGAATCAAGATGCATAAGAGCACCACACCCCTTAAATGAATCAAGATGCCGAAGAGTACCACGTGGCACGAATGAACCGGCTCCCCTAGAGTACCGAGCCATCTAGTGAGTCATTACCCGAAAGAGCACCGTCCTGTAGGAACGAATCAAATCAGGTGAGAGCACCAGCCAGAACGAATGAGTCACTTTCTCAAAGACAACCGTCCGAAGGGAACGAACCGACGAATGTGAGAGAACCGATACGGGAAGTGAACCGACAGAGGTAAGAGAACCATTCATAGTCAGTGAACCGAAACATTTGAGAGTTTCAGATACGAACGAGTGAGTCAAATGCCATGAGAACCCCGATTGTTGCGAACGAAACATCGATACAGAGTGAACCAAGGATTCCGATTGAACCAAGGCGTGCAAGAGAACCAGACGTCTGATTGAGTCAACAAGCGAGAGAGCACCGTCTTTAGCAAACGAACCAAAATACGTGAGAGAACCAACTTGCCGAAGTGAATCGTACCTCACGAGAGCACCGAGCACCTAGAATGAGTCGTATTTCGCCAGAGAACCACGAAGACCGGAGCGAATCAAGGTCACGAAGAGAACCGTTACTCACAAATGAAGCATCAATGTTGAGTACCCCACTCCGTTAGATTGAACCGTATGGCACGAGTGTGCCGTTTATTGTGAGTGAATCAATGAACCCAAGAAACCCATGACCTGCGAATGAACCGTGAAGTACAAGAGAACCATTCGGCTCAAGTGCTCTATGAGTATTTAGATAAATTAAAACGAAAGCGACTACTGAAATGTTTACTTACTTCTCTATAGATGTTGAGACATCTGGATTAACAACGTCAACCGGCGTCCTTCTAACGATTGGCGTCCAGCCCGTGTCCTACGATAGCGAACCTAAACTCGTCAATGTCCCCTTCTATATCCGCATCGACCAGAGCGAGTATCTGTCTATTTCGCGTGCCGGTGGGTGCTGGGGCAATCCAGATGACACCGTGACCGCCTTCAAGTGGTGGTCTGAACAGCGCGATGACATCCGTGGAGAAGCGTATGAGGACGACTCGCTGGAGCGCCACGATGAGCGTAAGGCAACTGAGTTGTTCTTGGAATACATCAGATTTGTTGAGCCGGACCCCAAACGACGCATCTTCGTCGCCAACCCATCAACTTTTGACCGTATGTGGATTGACCACCTCATCGCCAAACATATGATGGAGCACCCCTTCGACTACCGCAGTCTCTGCCTACGCTCCATGCGCCACGGCTTACGCCCACACAATGTATGGGGCAAAGACCGAGACTTCCGCTCCCGCTACCCCCACCACGCATATTGGGATGCTCTCAGCCAAGCAGAAGACCTCATTGACATGCTCACTCAACGAGACGCGCCCAAGTAATCCACCAGCGCAACTGAACGACCGCAGGCCAATCCGCAATTTTTTTTTGAGGGTCCTCAGCCCGCGCCGGTTTCTAATAAATTTATCCGATGAGGAGTGCAACTTTAGATTTTGATGGGTGTCTACTGTCCGTCAACAAATATCTTGACAAGAAGGCAAAGAGGACATACGCTCATGCCACCTATAGCAGAAAGAAGGAACCATGAGACCTAGCAAAGATTTTCCCGTCAGCCTAGATGACACCCGCCAGCGTAGTGACAAGAGGTGCTTTTACTGCCTGTCCTACCTTGGAGAACCC